AGAAAGTCCCGAAGGGATTGCGTATAAGAAAAGATTAACAGACGACTATGCTAAGAAGTACAGAGAAAAAAACTTTGAGAAGATGAAGTCATACTTAAAAGACTATAGAACATTGTAATGTATATAGACCCCCCGCGGAACCACAGGTTCATATAGCACGGATTTGACTTTAAGTCAAGGAGAATTATGAATATATTTTTTTTAGATAGCACACCCGAAGTATCAGCACAGATGCTTTGCGATAAGCATGTACCCAAGATGTTGCTTGAGACATGCCAGATGTTATCAACTGCATATCAACGACACATGGGAGAACATGAAGAACTTTATAAGTCAGCATACCCCAAGCACCCCATGACTATATGGACTGGAGATTCAAGGGCAAACTTTGATTGGGCATTTGATCATGCAATAGAGATATCAAATCAGTATACTAAAAGATTTAACAATTCACATAAGTCACATAGAATATTGCAAGTGATAGCCAAAGAATACATACTTGGAACTGTAAACATTCCAGACATAGGCTTCACCGAGCCACCTCAATGTATGCCTGATAATTATAAAGATGAAGATTATATTCAAGGCTATCGAGATTACTATTGGTATGACAAAAAGTATTTTGCTAAGTGGGACAAGGGTGTAGAGGCACCTACTTGGTGGCTTGACTTACAGTCTGTTACATAGTATTATAGTTATATGAAAAAAAATTACTCACAAGAATCTTTAGACAAGATGAATAGCGGTCACACCATCTACACCAAGTCGGTGAAGGTAGTGGAGTTCTATCCATACCAAGCATTGAAACCTGTAAAGAATAAAAAGCTAGGCAAGAAAGTAACAGTAGGTATGCACAAAGACAGACCTATCTTTACTCTTACCTTAGAGGAGAGGGCTACTTGTCCTCGTACCTGCGGTCATTGGAACGATTGCTATGGCAACAACATGCCATTCGCACACAGGATATCACATGGTGTAGGGCTAGCACAGAAACTATACGCAGACCTGACACAGATACAGAAGAAGCATGATAAGTTTCTAGTAAGACTACATGTGCTTGGTGATTTCTATTCAGTAGACTATGTAAAGTTCTGGGAGAAATGCCTTGCTAAATTTCCAGGTCTTGCTATCTGGGGCTATACCCATTGGCATCCCAACACACCGATAGGTGATGAGATAAATAGAATACGCACAGCACAATGGGATAGATTCTCAGTGCGATACTCAGATTATATTCAAGATGTATTGTCAGCTAACTCAGAGGAAGTAGCAGACAAGGGAGTTGTATGCCCAGAGCAGACAGGCAAGGCTAAGAGCTGTGCTGATTGTGGTCTATGCTGGGCAATGAAGAAACAACCAGTGATATTTAAGACGCATTGACATAGCGATATGATCGTGCTATTATAAGATATTCAGGCGTGCTGAAAAGTACAAGTACAAGTCTGATAGAGAGTACCAGCGTAAGCCTTCGTGGACTGTATTAAAACGAAGATGATCTTGGCAGTACATCAATGGTAAGACATTGCAGGTTTTATGGGATTGGCTTCCCCAACTCTCGCTAAAATATTCTCATGCGTTATGTAAGGTAACGAGCCTTCCACTAGCTAGTGTGTATGAGATAGAGGGAGAATGAAAACGCACAATCCGTGCATTTCTCCCTCGCTTATTAACAACAACAAAGGAGGTCAAATGACTGAATCAATAAAACGCCTAGACTTTGAAGGTGAAATAAGAAAGAGAGTAGGAGCAAAGTTTTTCTCTGCCTGCTTTATAAAGAAAGATGATAGCACTAGAGTAGCTAACTGTAAGTTCAATGTAACTAAGTATCTTAAGGGTGGTGTAAGAACTACTGATCCTAAAGACTACATGATTGTATGGGACACAGTTAACTCTAAGTATATCAATGTATCTCTATCTAGATTACAATGGATTAAGTTCAATGGTAATATGTATACTGTTGAGGTGACACCTAAAGGTAGAAAGTTAAAACTGTCCAGTGTTAGTAATTTAATATGAAGTCAGCAAACTGGAGGTCTTGTAATAAAGCCAGTAGCTGGGCAGTAAGTGTCTGTTGGCATCACGAGACTAAAGATTCTTGGGATACTGAATTGATATCTCAAAGTAGAACAGACATTCCTGACCATGTAAGAGAAGCTATAGATGGTTGGTTAGGACTTGACACACGACCAAAGAAGTGTTAATATACGATATTGATTACGAGCATAGTAAAACACTAAGCATGCTACAGAGGTAGTGTTCGTATTCAAGGGGTAGGCTTGGTCGTTGCCTACCCCACATTATGGGGGTGCAGGTTACGGTACCGAAAGCCAGTTACAATCTGAAGCCTACTGGGCACCCCCACCCAAATTATGGGGGACGGGTCTAAATATAATCGTTAAGAATTATTGCTAGTTTTTCTTAAAGTATATCCGAGGTACTAGCCATCAACGGCACAGGCATCCCCCACCCACAATCGCTATGCCGATTGTACTTTTAGAGAGCGTTAGGTTCGCTACCTACCACCTGGTCTCGGTGTATGCGAGAGGCTTAAGAGTACAATCGGGATTGCGAATACTGTTCTCGAGAGAAAGTAATCCAAGCCCTGAGTTCTGAAGGCGCCAGTAATCAGACGAGCTCAGGGCACAATTTCATAATCACTTGACATAAGCTACCAATCATGGTATAAGCAAGGCATGAATTACAGAGAACAAAAAGAAGTAATAAAAAACATACCCATACACACAGGACAATCTATAAGAATGGATTGTCCTTTTTGCTTTCATAACAATACCTTACAGCTAACCAAAGAGAGTGGCACTATGAAGTGGTACTGCTTTAGTGCGTCATGTAATGCAAAGGGAATCATAGACACAGAGAAAACAATGGAGGATATAACACACATGATTAAGAAGAAAGACAATGACAAGATAACTTGGAAGGTGCCCAGTCACTTCCAACCTGCCCACTCTACTCACACAGTAGCTAAATACTTAAGCAGAAACAATTGCCTTGAGGCATACAACCAGCGTAATGCTAACATACAATACGATCCACAAAATCACAGGGCTGTGTTTATGATTAGAGATGAAGACCATAGTATTATTGGAGGTGTGGGTAGAGCTATGCGTTCCGACATGATGCCTAAATGGTATGTGTATGGTAGCAAAGATTACCCTTACATATGTGGTGAAGGTGATGTTGCTGTGTTAGTAGAGGACTGTGCGTCTGCATGTGCAGTGTCACAAGACTTTGCAGGAGTTGCACTGATGGGTACAAGTTTGCCTGATAGTTTTATTCCGATCATACAAAAAAGATTTAAAGAAGTTATCATTGCATTGGACAGAGATGCAACTACAAAATCATTTGACATAGCAAAAGAATTAGGTAGTATGAAACTTAAAACAAGGGTTGTTATATTAAAAGAAGATTTAAAATATTACAGACCCGCAATGATAAAGGAGATACTATGCAAGAACGACAGCTAATAAAACTTCTATTAAAGAAAAAGTTTTACGACAAGAACAAAGCTAAAGTATCCAAGACCACATTTACAAATGGACTTGGTAATGTCTTTACAACAATAGAGAAAGCCCACGCAGACTATACAAAAGATTTAAGTATAGATGAACTTATAGATTTACATTTAGAAAAGTATAACCCTGCCCTAACACGAGCCGCAAGAATTAACTTTCAATCTATGGTAGATGAGATTAGAAATGAAGAAGAGCCCAACGAGAATGTAGTAGAGGATATACTTAGTGCAGTACACAAACGTAATCTTGCCCACAAGGTAGCAGTAGTAGCTACAGATATATTTAACGGACACTCCAGATCTTTCAATGATATCAAGGAGTTACTTGATGGGACACAAGAGGAAGTACAAGAGGAAGAAGCAGTGACGGATGATATAGTAGAGCTAATGGATAGTCTGGAGATACAGACAAAGTTTCAATTTAATCTACCAAGTTTACATGAGCAAGTTCCAGGCATAGGTGCAGGTAACTTAGTTATACTATTTGCTAGACCAGAGTCAGGTAAGACTGCCTTCTGGGTTAATCTTGTCGGTGGACTACAGGGATTTGCATCGCAAGGTGCAAAGGTACATGCATTAATTAATGAAGAGCCTGCTATAAGAACACAGATGAGAATCATTAACGCTCATACAGGCATGACTAAAGATGAGATAGTAGACAACATGGAATTAGCAAAAGATAAATGGAAGGATATAAAAGATAATGTTAAACTTATGGATACTGTTGACTGGACTATTGATGACGTTAATAATCATTGCGAGCAACATAAGCCAGACATACTTATTATTGATCAGTTAGATAAGGTAAATGTTCTTGGTAATTTTTCACGCACAGATGAGAAGTTACGGGCTGTGTACACAGGTGCAAGAGAGATAGCAAAGAGGCATGACTGTTGTGTCATAGCTATATCACAAGCATCAGCAGACGCACATGGTAAGACAAGTATATCATTTGATATGATGGAGAACTCTAAGACAGGTAAAGCTGCAGAGGCAGACTTGATCATAGGTATAGGTAAGCATGGTAGTCTTGATTCACTTGACACTACACGAGTATTGTGTATAAGTAAGAATAAGATATCAGGTTATCACGGAGAGATCACTTGTAATATTGAACCACAACTATCGAGGTACAGAGTATGATTACAGTTTTAGATGTAGAGACAAGTTTCGTTGATCACAACGGTAAGACAGATCCGTTACCATTTAATCCACACAATAAGTTAGTTAGTGTTGGTGCTAATGATGACTACTATTTTTTTTATCACAGAGACAGTGAGTTTGATGTACAAAAGAATCACAAAGACTTACAAGAAACACTAGACAAGACAACCTTGTTGGTAGGACACAACGTTAAGTTTGATTTGGTCTGGCTGTTAGAGTCTGGCTTCAAGTATAAAGGTAGGCTGTATGATACCATGATAGGTGAGTATGTATTGCTTAGAGGATTGCGTAAGCCATTGTCATTAAAAGAGATATGCAAACGAAGAAGTATAGCACAGAAGTCTGATGCTGTAGATGATTACATGAAACAAAAAATTTCTTTTGAGAATATACCTATAGATATTATAGAAGAGTATGGTAGACAGGATGTAGTATCTACTAGAGCATTGTTTGATTCGCAGATGTCTGATTTTAAGAAGGGAGACAATAAAGTTTTACTCAAGTCTGTTAAGATGATGAATGAATTTTTACCTGTGCTTGGAACTATGGAGAGAAATGGTATACACATAGATGTGCCTGGACTTGATGCAGTAGAGAAAGAATTTAAAGAAGAGTTTGGAACTATTGCCCAACGAATTAAGAATATTATTTGGGAACAGATGGGAGATACCCCTATAAATCCTGGAAGTGGTGAGCAATTATCTTGGCTTATATATTCTAGAAAGGTAACAGATAAAAAGAAATGGTCAGAGCTATTTAATATAGGCATAGATAAGAATACTAAAAGAAAAAAGAAACGTCCTGTATTTTCTAAGGCAAAGTTTAAAGACGCAGTGATGTTTAATACTAACAGTATAAAAAAAACTATATCCAATCAATGTGATACCTGTACTGGTGATGGTACTATACAGAGAGTTAAAGTTAATGGCGACATCTACAAGAATCTTTCTAAGTGTGATGTGTGTCAGGGCACAGGATTAGTTTACTCTGAACTGAATAAGATAGCAGGATTTTCACAGGTACCTGTTGGTGTATCTGATGTAGCAGATGGTGGCTTCAAGACAGATAGAGAAACTCTTAAGAGGATATCCTTACGAGCAACAGGAGATTTAAAAGAGTTTGTAGATCTTATCATAAGGTACAATGCTATAGATACTTATCTTAATACATTTGTTAATGGCATGAGAGATCATGTAAATGAAGATAGCATACTGCATCCTAAGTTTATGCAATGTGTTACAGCAACAGGCAGACTATCAAGTCGTGATCCTAACTTTCAGAATCAACCACGAGGAAATACTTTTCCTATCCGTAAAGTAATTACTTCTAGATTTAAAGATGGCAAGATAATGGAGATAGATTTTTCACAGCTAGAGTTTAGGACTGCTGTATTTTTAGCCCAAGATAAACAGGGTATGAAAGATATAGCAGATGGTGTAGATGTACATCAGTTTACTGCAGATACTATAGGAGTATCTAGACAGGATGCAAAGGCACATACATTTAAACCTTTATACGGAGGCATGTCTGGTACAGAGGATGAGAAGAGATACTATAAAGCATTCTTAGATAAGTATAAAGATGTAGCTAAGTGGCATGAAACATTACAGAGTAATGCTATACAATATAAGAAGATTAAAACTCCTTCAGGTAGAGAGTATTCATTTCCTTATGCCCAACGTATGGCATGGGGAGGTTCTAGTTATTCTACACAGATAAAGAACTATCCAGTGCAAGGCTTTGCTACTGCAGATATAGTTCCTATTGCTTGTATCAATGCCTATAATCTAATGGAAGAAAATAAAGTAAAGAGTCTACTAATAAACACAGTACATGATTCTATAGTTGCAGATATATATCCAGGAGAGGATAAAATTATGGCAGATCTATTAGATTTAGCAACTCTTAATGTTATAGATTCCCTTAAAATTTATTATGATTTGGACTTCAATGTTCCACTTGACACGGAAACTAAGATAGGGTATAATTGGTTGGAAATGCAGGAAATAATTCAACAGAAAGGCACAGCTTTATGAAGTCACTTGAGTATTTATGTAACCTTATACTTATGATTATAATACTTTTATTAATACTATGGCAACATTCTTCTTGACTTTTTGTCAAAAATAGTGTATAAGAATTTTAATAACAAACAAGGAGGACAATAAATGTCTAACAATGAAGTAGCAAATATAGACGGTCTAACACAAGATCAGATCATGTCTATGATTGGACAAGAGAAATCATCTACTGGTAACTTCTTACCGAAGCTAGCAATAAATAGATTTCCAGAGAATGACGATGGTGCGGAAGTACCCGTAGGATCATACGGTGTGTATGTTCCTGAACTAGATAGCATGGCTTACGGAAAGCCTGTAACCTTTAGGCCATTCATGAATGCATATCAGTACATGAAGTATGATGCAGAAAAGAATGAGTATAGTAACAGAAGTATAATCTTTAAGTCTTGGAAAGATGAGGCTATAGATATACAAGGTGGTACTAGATGTGGTAAGGTTCCAGCAAAAGAACTTGCTAATGTTTCTGAAGAAGAAAGAA